GCCTTTTTTGAAGAAGGGAGGCGGGCGGAACGAAAATTCCATGGGCGGAAATTGAGCGCGAATACATAACGACCACCGTCGGCCAGCGGGAGCTTGCGGAAAAATATGGAATATCCACAATGGGGCTGAACAACCACTCCAAGAAGGGAAACTGGGTAAAAAAACGAGAAGAATATTTCCAAAACAGACAGCGCGATATTGACAGCCAAAAGCCGAAACCCAGCGATATCCCAGGCCTGATTTCGGCGGTAGATGGAAACGGCGCAGACGCAGGCGAAAACGATGAGGACAAGCAAAGTAAGCGCTCTAAATTCCGAAAATATATGCTTGCGACAATCGACCTTCAGCCAATTAACGTTGCCGACCCTATAGCGGTATCTCAACGGGTCGCAGAATATTTTTCGTGCTGCTATTTAAACGACATAAAACCGCAGAAGCCGGGACTTGCCAAATGGATCGGGGTGAGCCGGCAAACGTTGGATAATTGGTATTCCGGCGAGCTGAGGGGGACCACCCATCGGCCCATCATAGAAAAGGCGTTCGCCATTTTGGAGGAAGACTTGTACGAACAGCTCCAAAGCGGCCAGATCAGCCCGCCGTCCGGGATCTTCCTTTTGAAAAATATGTTCGGCTACAAGGATCAGCAGGACGTGGTGGTGTCGCAGAAAGACCCGCTGGGCGAGCTGCAAAACCCGGAAGAACTCAGAAAGCGGATTGAAGGAACGGTTGTGCAGGAATTGGAGGAGACGCAGGAGGATGGATAAATTGAAGCCGTAGAAGCCGCAGAAACGGGCCTGTGAGGGCTCGGAAGGGCGGGGTGTATAAAATTAGGCACTCATACATAAAGCCCGCTCAGAACGCAACAGAAAGCCGCCCTGCGCTATGCAGAGCGGCTTTATCGCATTAAGCAGAACGCCTGAACAGGCCGGAAAAGAATCCTTTGGGCCGCGCCTGGTCCATCCACCACTTTACCCGGGCGTCAAGCTCCTCCTGCTCTATCATGGGGATGTTATAGAGCGTGGTCCCCTCCGGCGTCATGTAGTAGCCCCGACCATAGCGGGGCAGAAGCTCACAGCCGGTAACGCCCAAAATGTTCCGGCTGTCCTGGGCGGAACGGGTGCGGAGAGCTATGCGGGCGTCAAAGTTGACCTTGATTTCCGTGGGGATGACCTTCGCCAATGGGCACTGAGTGGCAAGGATGATATGCACCCCAGCGGCGCGGCCTACCTGGGCAAGACGCTGGATCAGGGGCTGGACCTGCTTTCGGTTGGTGGTCATCAGATCTGCGAACTCGTCGATGACAACATAAACCTGCCCGCCGTCCCATTTCTTGACCCTCTGGCGCTGCATGGTGCGGTATCTGGCCTCTGTAAGGTCCATGGCGTACTGGATAGCCTGAACCATCTCGGCGGGCTCTGAGGCGTATCTGAGCGTGTGCGGGAGGCCTTTGTAATCCACCATCTCGACCCTTTTCGGGTCGATAAGGACAAACTGCGCCCCGTTGGGGCCGTCGGTAGGGGCGCAGAACAGGGCGGTGTATATCAGGGCGTTGATAACGACGCTCTTACCGCTGCCGGTGGCGCCGGCAACCATAACGTGCGGCTGCTCCAAAAGTGAGCGGTAAAGGGCGTAACGATGCCCTGCGGGCGTTGTCCATGTACGGTTCATTGTGCGGCCTCCTTTGCTTTCTCGATAATACTGGCGATGTTGTTTATAGTGGAGATTTCCAGGTCGGTCAGCCATTTAAAAGTTCTTTGCTCGCCGGGTGTCAAATCTAATCCGGCTGTGGCAGATTTCAAGCGATTTACAGACGAAAGAAAAGCGGCGTCGTACATTTCGTCGGGCGTTTTCATGCTGTTGCCTCCTTTGCCCTCGTGACCTCCGGGGCGGGCGGAAAGTCAAATCTCACCCAAGGCTTCCAGGCCAGCGCCGGAACGCCACACCTTGAAGACAGAAAGGGCTTTTTTCTCGTCCCTGCGGGACAGCGCCTGAAGGAAAAACCGGGCTACGTCGGGCTGTTCCTTCGGGGAGCACAGAACAGCGGCGGCTAACTGCTCATCTGTGAGCATATCCACCATATCCAAGGTATTCTGCGTCCGCTGCCGTTCGGCTTCTCTCCGGGCCTCCACGGCCTTTTCCAGCCACGGGGCCACGGATACGGACACCACCCGCCCGGCGGCTGTGTAGCTCTCCAGGAGGTCAGCAAGGGCGAAAATTTCTGCGGCGTCCTCCTCGCTATGATACGGGAGTCTCTTGTCACGGTAGCTTTCCGCAAAGGCCCGGATGTGAGCAATCAGCCCGCCGTCATTGTCCCCCAAATCATAGCGGCCCGTGTAGGTAGACGGCTCACCGTTTTGGGCGGTGTAATCAATGACAAAGCCGGTCTTGTCATAGCCACCGCGTCCCTCTGCGGCGTTCTGCTGGGCCAACTGCTCGTCATAGTGCCGCAGAACGATCTCGGCGGCGGCCACGGACAGCTTCAGCTCCCCGTCTTTCCAGGAGTAAAACGCGGGGTGTTCGCTCCACTGGATGGTTACCACCGGCGCGCCGTCCTGGATGGGGTGAGCGGCGGCAATCTCATCAATGTACACACGGCCAGCGTTGCGCATAGCCAGAACTTCCTCCCGCTCTTTCTGCTGCGCTTCCTTCTCCGCCTCCAGGCGGGCCGTCTCGGCGGCAAGGTTCAGGGCGTGGACGGCGGCCACTTCGGCGGCGGTGGGCTGGGATTCGGGCAGTGCAGCCAGCTCGGCGCGGTATCGTGTCAGCTTCTCGGAGCGGGCGCGGCGGTCAATCTCACAGCAGCCGGGGTAACGTTCAAGGTCGCGGATTTCCGCTCTTAGAGCAGCGGCGCGGGCAAACTTATAAAGCGGGTGGGACGACTCCAGCGTGGCGCGGTCGGTATCAAAATAATCAGTGTACAGGTCTGTTTCATTGCGGACGGGGAACAGGTCGCCAGGCAGGTGGCCGGAATAATCGCGGGCAGAGATAGTTACGCATGGGCCAGAAACAGAGATTGAGTTATCAACGCTGTAGAAGCAGCGGATCAGCTTATTTTCGCCGTTGATCTTGATGCCGTTCCAGAAAAACTTGATAGAAGTAGTCTTTTCCATTGTGATTTCCTCCTTGACGTGTGGAGGCAGAAAGCTGTATAATAGCCTTGCCTCTGTGGTTCGTGGTGGTTCTGTGGGGGCTGCCCTGGTCGGCTTAGGCTGGCCGGGGCGTTTATTTTTCCTTGTTGCCCTCTCTGGCGGGGCCCTCCTGCCTAATCTGTTTTCTTCTGGAGCCGTGGCACTTCTCCAGGCTGCGCCTTATGTGGGCTTCCGGCTACCCGCCGCGCTATCATGCGCTGTTCCTGCCGGTTTTCGCTTCCCTTGCGGGGTGGACTTCCCACGACGCCCGGAGGCGTTTCGGCTGGTGGTCATCCAGCCATCGTCAGGTGGGTTAAATAATCACACCAAGGAGCATACACGCCCTTTTGGCGTCGCAGAATGCGATCCAGTCAGTATTGCTCATGGTCTCAAGATAGCGGGCTTTGGCGTCGCTGTAGGTGGCTCTTGCAAGGGCTTTCTTTTCGATAAGTGTCATTTTCTTTTCCTCCCAACTGAGTTATGAGGCCATTGCGGCCTGGATTGCCTGAGCTATTGCCTTTTTCGTAGCCTTTTTGTCTTCTGCAGTGGAGGGCTTCACATCCCAGCCCCGGTCATAGTGGCAGATGATTTTGCTGTCCTTCTTGATCGTAAGCTTGGAGATACGACCTTCGTTGATCCCCATGCTGCTGGCCTTGTCAAATACCTTAGCGCTGTAGGTGTAGCCCTCAACTGTTCCACTGATATACATATTTTTCCCTCCTGGCCTGCGGCCTGTTATAGTTGATAGTGTACGGGCTTTGGTCTCCCGTGACCGCCTGGTTGGCGGTTTCGGCCCGTGACCAGCGGGCCATCATCAGACGGGTTAAAATGTTCTGGAGAACGTCACCGGGCCGCCGTAGCAAGCGGCGATCTTCTTTTTGGCGTTGGCCAGTTTGCGCTCCGTGAACTCGCTTTCCTCCCAGGATTTGAAAATGTGGTCTTTGCAGGAAATGAAGATCATATTGGAAACCTTCTCGATGACAAAATTCATGGTGTTCATTTTATGTTCCTTTCCGGCCTGCGGCCTGTTGTGTTTGGTTTGTTTCTATGGTCTTATTCTAACACGTTCACGTGTCGCTGTCAACACGTTCACGTGCTTTTCTTGTGGTTCTACGATTTGTACAAACACGGCAATGTGTTTTTGTTCATTTTGACACGTTGCCGTGTCTGTCTGCCTGTGGTATGATATGTGCGGGGTGATTCTATGCCGATATCAGAGACAAAGCGACGCAACAACGACGCATACAACGCAAAATGTGATCGGATTGTGATACAGCCAATCAAGGAGCGCGGACAAGCTATCAGGGAAGCTGCCAGCGCCGCCGGTGAAAGTCTCCAGGGCTACATCTTGAAAGCGGTGGAGGAGCGCATAGAGCGGGAAAAATAATAAAGAGTGTAGACCCTTGAAAACTGAATAGGGTCTACACTCTTTCGTTTGATGGCTGGTTAGTTCAGTGTGATATCTTCCACGTTCACGCCCAGGGAGGAAAGCTGTGCAATGGTTAATTTCAGCACATAATCAAGTGCCGGGTTTTCGTGGTCGCCGTTCGCTTGCTTGATACGCTGTAAATCTCCGTAATGCTGAATTGTTATAGTAACTAATTCCTTATCTGACATTGTAATCCCTCCTTCCTGCTTGATGATAAGAGAATTATATCATGTTTTGCATTGAGTGTAAACCCTATTCAGATTTCAAGGTACTTTAGCTCGGGTGTTGTCCCTTGCTGTAATTATATGATAGCACATTTATAAATGTTCTTCAAGATGGAATATTGCACAATGTTCATGGGATTATTTTGTCTATTTAGTACATTGTGAAATGTTCTACTGTGGGCTATAATACTTTATAGAGGTGATGTCATGGCATATAAGGACAGAGAAAAGATGATTGCCTACAATAACCAGTACAACGCCGGGAAGTATGACCGTGTAACGCTTATGCTTCCCATAGGAGATAAGGCAATCATAAAGGCACACGCAGACAAGCGGAGGGAATCTATCAACGCATTTCTAAAACGTGCCATCTCCGAAACCATGCAACGAGACAATCAGACAGGAGGAAATTTAAATGGAGGCGTTACAAATGACTGATAACCAGTGGAAAGACAATCTGCGTATTCAGAAGGACGATCTGGAAGAACTCAACGAATATTTTGAGACCGAAAACAAAGCCGCCTTCCAAAGAAAGATCGGGAAGATGCTCCAGCGCATCAAGGAAAGCCTGGAGAGCTGACCAGGCCCACGCACAGGCCCAGGGCGAGAGCGTCAACGGCTTTATCAAGCGGGCCATACAGGAAACCATAGAGCGAGACAACCAGCGCACAGACCAGCACAGAGCCGGGGAGTAGTTCCCCGGCTTCTTTTTTGCACTGTGTTGGGCATATTGTAAACTGCTTCGGGTGATTTTGTAAGCTGTTTTGTCAGATTGGTTTACAATATGGTGAATTGTAAACCATGATACAATTCTCACAGCGAGGAAAAAGCGGGGGATATTCCCAGCATTTGGGATTTTTGCTTTTGCTCTGCGCCATGCTTGCAATCAGGCGGAACGGCGGGCAAAAGATGGTATACAAACGCATATTTATTGTGCACTTCGTCAAATCCGCGGCTATGGTGGCGCAAAACAAGGCCGAATTACTTAACAAAATACTGATTTTGTTGAGTAGTTCGGCTTGGGGCCGTTGAAATCAGCCAATTTTTTGGCGGCTTTTCCGGCTTGCTCGGGCAACGGGCACCCGTGGGGGATATGAAGGTCTGGCCATTTTCTTGGTGAGTCCCTTGAATTACTGAAAAACAAAAAAGGTTGCAAAATATACGAAAGTGTGATACAATAAAAGACGGGGGATGATGCCATGACGTTGTCGGAAGCGTTAAAAGAGCTGTCCAAAAGGACAGGGCTGACGTATAAAAAAATGGCTGAGAAAGCGGGAAATAGTTGTACGACTGCTTTGACAACGCCGATCAGCAGGAACGAAATGAAGGTATCATCGCTTATACGCATGGCAAATGCTGTTGGATATGATGTCCTTTTAGTACGCCGTCATGCCTTGGAGTATGAGGACCCGATCGTGATAGATGAGGCGGGGAAGAAGGTGGAGGCGGCGGGCGGGCCGAACAGCGAAAAAACGTCCGATAATAGAAAAGAAGGGAATTGACCCCCTAAAATGGGCTTCCGCCTTACTGCCGCAACGGATTCGAGGATTTTTCATCTTGCAGGATTCCTGCAACGAAAACGCGGTTTGGCTGCAACAAGTATTGCGAAAATCCTGCAAGAAGTGGTAGAATTGGGCGGGGGTGATAGTGTGGGGCGGCCTGTGCGGACGGTTATTTCGGTGGACGATACAACAGGAGAAGTGAAGGGTATGTCCACCGTGTATGTCTCCGCGCCCCAGAGTGAGCCCGCATATTTGAAGCTATATCTGGATGGGCTGGTCAGACTGCGGGAAATACCGCTTTACTGCTGGCCTGTGCTGCTGTGGCTTTTGGGGCGGATGCCCTACGCAAACGGGGACCCGTGCTTTGAATTTGGGAACCCTATGCGGCAGAGGGCGGCGGGAGAGCTGCAAGTGAAGATCAGCCAGATAAACCACGCTGTGTCTGATTTGGTGAAATACGGGGCTATCCTTCGGGTGGACCGTGGGTTGTATCAGTTTAATCCGGCGTTCTTTGCCCGTGGCGAATGGAAGGATATTCAGAAGTTGCGGTCCTGTGGAGGATAGCGTGTTTCCCAAAATTTTTCAAAATCAAAAAAGGAGCGATGTATGATCTACATAGGCGTAGACCCTGGCAAGGACGGGGCGATGGCAGTTATCCGGGAGAATGGGAATGCTGACGTGGTGACGTTTGACGAGGAGCGATACCGTGACCTTCTCCACGATGTTGGCGGGAATGCAAAATGCTGCCTGGAGCGTGTGGGAGCCATGCCGGGCCAGGGCGTGACCTCCATGTTCAAGTTCGGGGAGAACTTCGGATTTATCCAGGGGCTTCTGACCGCCTACTCTATCCCATATGAGCTGGTGACGCCTGGAAAGTGGAAGAAGGAGTTTCAGGTAACCGGGGACAAGAATAGCTCCATTGCCGTGTGTAAGCGGCTGTTCCCGGACATGAGCCTGCGCTGGACAGACAGGTGCAAGAAAGACCATGATGGGATGGCAGAGGCACTTTTGATGGCAGAGTGGGCGAGGAGACGGCTGTAATGGATATAAGGGCATTGACAGAGAGAGCTGCGGGGCGGAATTTGTCGGACGCTTCGGCGCTGGGGGACTATTTCGAGACGGTGCGGCTGTTGGAAGCCGAAGACTTTCAGGAGGCCCACCGGAGGGGGAAGGAGATACGGCGGCTGTCGGCCAAGTACGCCGCAGAGCAGGGCAGCGCCCGGATGTTTGAGCTGAACAAGCGGGCGCTGCTGTTTGATGCGCCCTATGACTTTGACGCATATCTCCGCTATGTGGAGAGCGACAGGCCGTTGGAGAAGATGTTCTATTTGCCAAGGCGTCACGTTTTGAAGGTACTGGTGGACGATCTTCAAGACCTTGCGGATGGGAAGTTGGATTTCCTGGGAATATCGTTGCCGCCTCGGGTCGGAAAATCAACGCTTGGGATTTTCTTCATGACCTGGATAATGGGGCGAAACCCGGATGCCGCAAGCGTCATGTCAGGCCATTCCGACAAACTGACAGACGGGTTTTACCGGGAACTGCTGTCCATTCTGAACGACAAGGAAACATATCTATGGGAAGATGTGTTCCCCGGGGTCAAGGTCGTGGACACCTCCGCGAAGAATGAAACGATAGATCTTGTGAAGAAGAAACGTTTCCCAACCATGACGTGCCGGTCTATCGGCGGAACACTGACCGGCGCTGTGGAGATCGGGACTGGCGGCGTGCTTTATTGTGACGACTTGATTGAGGACTTGGAGGAAAGTCTGAACCCTCTCCGACTTCAAGCAAAGTATGACGCATACCTGAATCAACTGAAAGACCGCAAGAAGTTGGGAGCGCTTGAATTAATGGTCGGAACTCGGTGGAATGTTTTCGATCCGCTGGGCCGCATTCAAGAGCAGTATGCTGATAATGATAGATACCGTTTTCGAGTGATACCAGCTTTGAATGACGATAACGAGAGCAATTTTAATTACAAATACAATCTTGGATTTGACACAGCTTATTATCAGGACATGAAAGAAAGTATTGACGATGCCACGTGGAACGCAAAGTACAAGGGAAATCCGTATATTCGGGAGGGGCTTTTGTTCCCGGAGGACGAGCTTCTGACCTATAACGGTGTTCTGCCGGATGGAGAGTTGGAAAGATTGGCGGTATGCGACGTAGCGTGGGGAGGTGGGGACAGCCTTTCCATGCCGATTGCTTATAAATTTGGCGATAGAGTCTATATCCACGACGTCGTGTTCAACCAGGGGGACAAGACAGTGACCTACCCCGTTGTAGTAGGACGAGCAAAACAGCACGCTCTCCACCATGCCAGGTTTGAGGCGAACAACGGCGGCGCTGAGTATGCGGACCATGTGGATGAAGAATTGAGAAAAGGTGGGTATCAGATGAACATTACCACCCGAAAAGCACCAAACACACAATCAAAGCTGGCAAGAATCATTCAATTTGCACCCGATATCAAGAAATTTTATTTTCTGGATGATAAACACAGGAGCAAGGAGTACCGAGCTTTTATGCGGGAAGTGACTACGTTCGTTCAGACGGGGAAGAACCCTCATGACGATGCCTGCGACTCCCTTGCCATGCTGGCGGATGAGATTTATCACGGCGGGACGAAAGTTGACGTGTTCCAGCGGCCATTCTGATAAAAAATCGAACAAGTGGCTTGACTTCCAGACGGAAATGGGGTAGAATCAGATTGTAACATAAGATACAATTCTGGAAGCTGTATGGAGGCGGCGCTATGGCGGTAAAACTGACGCCTCGGCATATTGAGGCTATCGAAAAGGCTTTGAACCATAAAGGAAGGACAGAGGCGGTCGTTCACCAGGAAAACGGAGAAGTCACCGTCATCATGGTCGCGAAGAAGAAAATATCTTGAGCGCCAACGCACTGGCGTTGGAAGAGAGGGCCACAGGGTCAATTACCGAGTATTTCTCGGTAGTTGGCCCTCTTTTTGTTTTTCTGGAGGTGGTGGAGTGTCGGAACGTGAACGCGTAATGGAACGGTGGTCCGATGATGGCCTGCACGGTAGGAGGCGCATTTACGCCGACAAGAAGGAGATCACGCCGGACAACGTGGCGGAGGTGGTCGGCAAGGCATACTCCACCCATCAGACAAACCGGGTGGAAATTCAATATCTCTACGACTTCTTTCGGGGCAAGCAGGACATCCGCTGCAAGCAGAAGCAGGTCCGCCCGGAAATCAACAACAAGGTCGTAGTAAACCGGGCCAATGAGATCGTCACGTTCAAATCAGCGTACTTTCTGGATGAGCCCATCCAGTACATTGCCAACGGCGGGAGCGACTCTACCTCCAAGAGCGTCAAGCAGCTCAACGGGCATATGACCGCCGTGGACAAGGTTTCCCTGGACAAAGAGATCGTGGACTGGATGCACATCTGCGGCGTGGGTGTGCGGATGGTGACAGTGGATGACCAGCCGGAAGAAAACGGTTCGCCCTTCGCGGTCTACAGCCTGGACCCAAGAGAAGCCTTTGTCATCTACCACAGCGGCATTGGGCGCAAGCCCCTGGCGGGCGTCATCCGGCAGAAGGATGAGGACGGGCAGTGGATGAGCTGCGTGTATACCACGGAGTTTTACTGCGAGGTCAAGGAAGGAAAAATCCAGAACCATAAGCCCCGGACAATTCCCTACATTCCTGTCATTGAGTATGAAAACAACAGCGCTCGGATGGGGGCTTTTGAGCCGGTTCTGCCGCTCCTGAACGCCATCAACACCATGGAGAGCAGCCGGGTGGACGATATCCAGCAGTTCGTCCAGAGTATTCTCATTTTTGAGAACTGCCAAATTGACGAGGAGCAGGCCAAAGAGCTGAAGGAAAAGCTGGGACTGATGATTTCCAGCGACCCCTCCAAGCCCGCCAAGGTCTACCGGGTAGACGGCCAACTGGACCAGGGCGGGGCGCAGACCATCGTAGACGACCTGTACGACGCGGTGCTCACCATCTGCGGGATGCCCAACCGCAACGGCGGCAGCTCCACCAGCGACACGGGCCGGGCCACCATCATGCGGGATGGGTGGCAGGCGGCGGAAAGCCGGGCCGAGGACACCGAGAAGATGTTCAACCGTTCAGAGCGCCAATTCCTGAAAATCGCCCTCTACATCTGCCGGACGACGACCAACCTTGATTTGGCAGTGTCCGACATCAAAATTGAGCACACCCGGAACAACCTGTCAAATATGCAGAGCCGGATGCAGATTCTCTGCGAGGGGCTGAACAACGACAAGATTCACCCGAAAATCCCGTGGATTATCTCCGGTATGCCCAACGCCGAGGAATGGTATCGCATTTCTATGGAGAATTACCAGGCAGAGCAAGCGGAGCTGGAGCGGCAGATGGAACGGCAGCAGCCGGCGGAAAATGCGCCCGGAAATGAGGGCAGCGGGGAAGTGACAGAGGAATGACAATCAACATTTTGGGGACTGAGTATACCATCATGTTCAAAAATGATGAGGAAGTGTGCGCCGCAATGGGTGTAAACGTTGGCGATTGCGGCGGTTACTGTAGCGCCGCCGCAAGGGAAATCGTCATTGCGAACCTTGACAGGTGTGAGGATTCTGACCGCGAAAAAGATGAATTAAAGCGGTGTAATCTTCGCCATGAAATCGTTCATGCGTTCTTCAACGAAAGCGGCTTGCAATCGAACTCGCAATCAACAGATTGCTGGGCCAAAAACGAGGAAATGGTGGATTGGATTGCTTTGCAAGGCCCGAAAATTTACAAGGCGTGGGAAAAGGCGGGAGCGGTATGAAGTTTTGCTTTGGCGATATTGTAGTTGTTGAAGAAACTTTAATTGGTGTTGTCGTCAAATCATGGATTGGAAACACCACAGGAACGACACATGATATTTATGTACGAGAGTTAAATTGCATTAAAAACTATCAAGAAAACGAAATTCAAAGATACATGGTCAGACACAAGCATCTAAACGACGAAGAATTGGAATATCAGAGAAACGCAGTTGTGGGTTAGTGTAATGGAAAAGAAACAACAAAAATGCAGCGGGTCACTTTGCCCTATGCAACACGGGGAAATAAATGTGGACGAGTGCGAATGTACAGATACTTGCCCATATTATATGCCTATTACCGATTTTGGCGGGATGGAGGCTGTAATTGACATGGCAATCAAGCAGTTTAGCCTTGAAAGCGATAGCGATAAAAGAAAACTGAAAATTTTACTTAATGCTTACGTTTCCGAATACATTGCAACATGCTTTCAGCATGGAGGGATTTAATTTGGGTGGGAACCCATACGAACTCTCCGACCGAGCCTCCAAAATCCTAAACCGCAAAGCGATCCGCCGGTTTGACAAGGCAAAACGTGACTGCAATCTCCTTCATATCGACGAGCTGAACGTCATTAAGGTGCTGACCGCTCTCTACAAAGACCTTGCGGCGGACAACAAGAAAGCGTTTTTTGACCTTGCTGTGATGGCCTATCAGGACGCACAGCCTCACGGGAAGAAAGAGCCTGACATGAGCTGGCTGCTGGCTCTGATGGACAGCTACGACCCAGTTGCGCTGTACATATACGCTCATGAGGTAGACCGCAAGCGGGACTATGCAATAGAGAGCGTGGTAGCTTCAAAGGGGAAAGTTAAGGAGTTCCGGAGGGCGCTGAAATACTGGGCGCGGATGTCCGGGCATATGACTGATCGGATTACCGATGAAGCCACCCTGAAATCATATCAGGACGCTGGAGTGAAGAAAGTCCGCTGGCGCACAGAAGATGACGGCAAAGTCTGTGAGGTCTGCGGCCCCCGGGACAAAGAGGTTTACCCAATCGACAAAGTGCCAGTAAAGCCGCATTATGGCTGTCGTTGTTGGCTAGAAGCGGTTAAGGAGTAATAGAAATGGACTATATTCCAGTAACATATCCGTGTCCAAAATGTTTGAGTAACAAAGTTGCGCAAGACCCGGTTTGTGCGTTGGTTGGTAAGCCTCTCATGCTGCACTTTTTCTGCTGTGACTGCAATTATCAATGGGATAGACAATATGAACCACCCACAACTTTGAAATCGACCAAAAAGGAGGCCGCCACCATGCAAGTAACCTACAACGGCTTCACCGGGGAATTGGTGAAACTAGAGCTAAACACCACTAGTATTGGCGGTTTGAATGTACCGTCAATCAATGGTGGATATCAGCTCCACATTTTCGATAGAGAGAAGCAAGTCAACTATTCTTTCACCGGCGTGAAGTTGGAGGACGTGAAGTTTATGGGCGGGGAGGTGTCGTTTGGTGGATGAAAAGACCATCAAAGCCGCAGAAGCTGTCCTTGCGAAAGGTGAGCGCGTGGAACTTATCCCAATCAAGGACGGCGTGAAAGTCGTGCGAGTGCGGAGGGAGGAAGTAAAAAAATGACAGCAGAAAATATTTTGCTTTCTCTAGGAGAAAGAATAGAAGTTTGGAAAATCCCTAACGGTGAAGTTGCAGTTTCTTATGAACATTGTGAAGTAAAAGAAGGATATTTTTTGAAAGGGACATATGGAACCGGGAAAACATTTGAAGACGCATGTGAAGCATACTTGAACGAAATACATGGCAAGACTCTTGTTTTCAACGCATACTCAGGCAGAAGGAATGAAGTTCGAGTTCTATAAACTAAATACAATTTGGCGCTGACAAGCGTTTCAGCGTAACGACCGAGCGTGGTTATTCATCCAGAAATGGGTGAGTGACCACGCTTTTTGTATTTAAGCGGCAACGCCGTTCAAATAGGCCCCAGAGAAGGGGCGGTACAAGTTTCGCAAGCTGGCGGAGATGCCAGGATAATCAAGCGCAGCACGGGCGAGAGAACGCCCACCAAAAAACGCAAAGGAGAAATTGTTATGGCGAACATCGACACTTCCACCATCGAGGGCTTCGACGCCCTCACCCCCGAGCAGAAGGTAGAGGCCCTGCTCAAGCTGGACATCCCGGACAAAGTGGATCTGACCCAGTATGTGCCCAAGGCCACGGCGGACAAGTATTCCTCTGAGGCCGCCGCTCTGAAGAAGCAGCTGCAAGGCAAGATGACCGAGGAGGAGGCCGCTGCCGCTGAGCGGGCGGCGGAGCTGAACGGACTGAAGGAGCAGATGGCCGCGCTTCAGGCGGACAACGAAAAGCTCCAGAAGGAGCGCACGGAGTCCATCTACAAGGCCAAGTACCTTGCCATGCCCGGTTTCGACGAGAAGCTGGCCGAGGAGACCGCTAAGGCCATGGCGGCGGGCGACATGGACAAGGTGTTTGTCAACCAGCAGAAGGCCAACGAGGAGCACGAGAAGCAGATCAAGGCCGAGCTGGTGAAGGGCGACCCCAAGCCCGGTGGGGCCGGTGGAACAGGTGATGGTGAGCCGGACAACGTGAAGTTTGCCCGAGACCGGGCCAAGCAGAGGGCAGCCGCCATGTCGGCGGGCAGCGAAAATCTGAAAAAATTTTTACTTTGAAAAGGAGCTGAAACCCACACATGAAGATGAAAACCACCAGCGTGGGCGGGACGGTTGAAATTCTTGCATCCGATAGGTTCAAGGCCATCCCCGCCAAGATTAGCGGGACTGATGCCGTAAAGGCCGGGATGCCCGTCACTTTGGCCGGTGCCGCCGCCCCCGCCGGGACCGGGGCCGCCGGCATTCTGCTGTACGACGTGGACCCCACCGCCAACCCCAACTGCGCCCTTGTGGTGTCCGGCATTGTGGACTGGGCCAAGTGCAAGGAGCACAGCGGTGCCACCGCCACGGCGGAGACCATGAAGGGAATCTTGCCTGCCATCACGTTCCGCGAGAACATCGGCGTGAACGCCGACGACGCGGTTTAAGGAGGGATAAAAAATGCCTATCAACTTGGTAGAATTTTTCACCCCGGCGGCCATCGCCGCCCAGTGGGAGGAAGTGGCCTCCAACTACATGGACTATGTGGGCCCCAGCCTGTTCCCCGCCCAGAAGAAAGCCGGCCTGGACCTGTCCTTTATCAAGGGCTCCAAGGGCCTGCCTGTGTCCCTGATGCCCTCCGCCTTTGACGCCAAGGCCACCTTCCGGGACCGGATCGGCTTTGAGAAGCTGGAGACGGAGATGCCCTTCTTCCGCGAGGGCTTCAAGATTAAGGAGCGGGACCGGCAGGAGCTGCTTCGGGTGCGGGACGCCAACGACCCCTACGCCCAGGCCGTCATTGACCGGGTGTTTGACGACGCCAATGAGCTGATCGCGGGCTCTGAGGTGGTGGCGGAGCGGATGCGCATGAGCCTGCTGTTCCCCGAGGGCGGCGATGTTGGTATCTCCATCAAGGCCAACGGCGTGGACTACAGCTACAACTACGACCCCGACGGGAGCTGGAAGACCAACAACTACACCGCCCTGACCGGCACGGACCTGTGGACCGCACCCGACACGGCGGACCCCTTTGTGGCCCTTCAGACAGCCATGGAGAGCGTGAATACCGCCACCGGCACCACCTTGACCACCGCCCTGATGAACTCCAAGACCTTCAATCTGCTGATGAAGGCCAAGGCCATCAAGGACCGATACCTGACCGTCAACGGCAAGTCTATCGGCTACCTGACCCGTCAGGAGGTCGCCGCCATCATCCGGGACACCATCGGCATCAACATCGCCCTCTATGACAAGCAGTACAGGGACGAGAGCAAGACCGCCCATCCCTTCGTGCCCTATGGCTATGTGTCCCTGCTGCCTGACGGCAGCCTGGGCAACACCTGGCGCGGCACCACTCCAGAGGAGGCGGACCTGATGGGCAGCAATCAGGCCGAGGTGGCTATTGTCAACGACGGCGTTGCCATCACCCGCATTGTGGACCCCCATCCCGTGAATGTGAACACCATCGCTAGCGAGATCGTGCTGCCCTCCTTCGAGCGCATGGACGAGGTGGCCGTGCTGAAAGTGGCGTAAGGGGGCGAGGGCGTGAGGTTCATCCCGGATTACCGAGTGAGCTACAAGGGCCGGTTCTACGAGGCAGAGGAGGAGCTACAAATCGACCCCGCCGATGCGGAGGAGATGCGGCGGCACGGGGAGGTCATTGACGAGCCGGAGGACGCCGGAAACACGTCTGACGAGCAGGAGACCGCCGACGAGACCGCCGACGAGACCGCCGAGGAGTCGGAACCGCCCGCTGAGGAGAGGCCCCGCCGGGGCAGACGGAGGAGAGCAGATGACGAACCTGGAAAGGATGCGCCTGCGGACGAATGAGCCCGATGACGCGGTGCTGCTGGATTGCCTGGAGAGCGCAAAGTCGGCCATTCTGGCCCGCCGCTTCCCCTACCGGCCCTGGCCCACTGAGGAAATAGAGGTGGCGATCCCCCCCGTGACGGGGACCAACCCCGACACGGGGGAGACCATCGTGGTCACGCCGGGACGAACGGAGACACAGACCGTCTTCGCGTTGGAGCCCCGGTATCTGGATTTGCAGTACCGCTGCGCCATCGACCTCTACAACCGTACCGGCGCGGAGGGACAGATAAGTCACAGCGAAAACGGAATTTCCAGAGGATGGGGCGCGGAGTGGATTTCCCAGGAACTGCTCAATGAGGTAGTGCCCATGGTGGGGGTGGTGGGATGATTCAGAAGGTGACAATCGACGCTAATCCAAGATGCACAAGAATTATCGCAGATGGGAAAGAAATTGAGGGCGTTCGGCGTTTCAAATGTGAGCGAGAAGTTGGGCAAGAACTTCCGCTGGTTACGCTTGAAATCATTGCAAGAGAAGTTGAGTTTGTTGGAACGGCGGTGACTGAAATTGAGAAGCCTGCTCCGTAACCAACAGCCCGTGTTCTACAAGCTGTATGAGGGACGGGAGGAAATCATCGACGCCTACGGCAATCCGACCGGCTCATTTATCCCACAGTACAGCAACCTGAAATCCGCCATGCTCTGCGTCTCCCCCAACAAGGGCAGCTCCGAGGTGGAGCAGTTCGGCTCCACCGAGGACTACGACCGCACCATGACCACCGCCGACCCCAACTGTCCCATCGACGAGAACGCCGTGCTGTGGGTGGACGGGGCGGACACGGACGGGCCGTGGAACTACATCGTGAAGGAAGTGGGCCGCTGGAAGAACTCTGCCCAGTACGCAATCAAGAAGGTAACAGTGAGCCAGTACCAGGCCCAGAAGGAGGAGATTGAACAGGCGAAAGCGAGGGCGGCTTCCGGTGGAAATCAAGGGGAGCAAGAAAAATAATGGAGGCAAATATGAAGAAACTTTTTATTTCTCAGCCCATGAACGGGAAAACAGATGATGAGATTTTGGCGGTTCGCGCAAACGCAATTCAAGCGGCGCGGGATTCTTTGGGAGAGGAAGTCGAGGTAATCGACAGCTTTTTCAAGAACGCACCGGCCGAGGCGCAGCCCCTCTGGTATCTGGGAAAATCTCTGGAGCTTTTGTCCACAGCTGATGTTGTTTATTTTGCGCCTGGTTGGGAAAAAATGCGAGGCTGTCGCATTGAAAACCGGTGCGCCAAGGAGTATGGAATCGAAAGAATTATCGAAGCGTAACCATGCAAAAAATCAAGTTGAGCCTGAACCCTGAGTCCATCCAGGCCGCTATCAGGCAGGTGGAGGACTACCGGGATAAACTGCCGGACATGGCGGACAGGATTGCCCGGGAGCTGGCCCACGCGGGCTACGCTGTGGCCTACGGCATCATGTCCGGCCACGTGTTCAGCGGGGAGACCATCGGAAATCTGGATGTGATTGAGGACGGGCCTGGGCGGTACATCCTGCGGGACGAGTCCAGCGCACTGCTGTTCTTTGAGTTCGGCGCGGGCATCCGCTACGGCGGGGGCCACCCCTGGGACGATGACCTGGGCTTTGGGCCGGGCACCTACCCCGGCAACGGCCACTGGGACGACCCCAAGGGCTGGTGGTTCCCCACCGACGACCCGCGGCTCATCATCCGCACCGACAAGGACGGCCAGGGCTGGGGCCATTCCTACGGCAACAAGCCCTATATGCCGTTCTACAACGCGGACAAGGAGATGCGGGAAAAGCTGCTGGAAGTGGCAAGGGAAGTATTCCGGGAAGGGGGGCGGCAGCCGTGATTGACATGGAAAACGACATTTTTTCCGCCGTGGCCGTTCCCCTCCGGGAGAAGTACGGCAAGGATGCCAAGGGGCAGTACAGAATCTGGGTGTCCGGCGAGAGCGCCGACGTGCCTGCCCGGTTCCCCGCCGTGACCATCGAGGAGAAGGACAACTACGTTGTTCGCCGCATGAGCACCAGGCGCATTGAGAACGCCGCCAACGTGATGTACGAGGTCAACGTATACACCAACCGCGTGGGCTACAAAAAGCAGGACGCCCAGGAGATCATGTCCTTCATTGATGAGATTCTGGCCGGCCTGAACTTCACCCGCACCATGATGCAGCCCATCGACAACCTGTCCGACGCGACCATTTACCGGCTGGTGGCCCGGTATGAAGCCACCGTAGACACAGGATTTATGATCTACCAAACCTAAAAGGAGTGAATTGATTATGGCATCTCCCCGCGTATCCACCGCCGGGATGTCTTTGCAGTACGCTGTTGAGACCACTGCGGGAACCCGGCCTACCACGGGATATACGATTATCCCGGAAGTGAAATCCATGCCCAGCTTCAACCCCGCGCCCAACACCATCGAAAGCACCACTTTACTGGAGACGGAGTACATGACCTACGTGAAGGGCCTGAAGGACCTGGGCGGCGCGCTGGAATACGGCGCGAACCTGACCGACGACCTGATCGACTTCTGGGACGACCTGATGGCCGCCTATGAGGCCGCCGTGGCGGCGGACAAGCAGATGTGGTTCTGCGTGGTCCATCCCAAACTGAAAAAGGCGCTGTACTTCGTGGGCGAACCGGCCAACCTCAGCTTCAACGAGGCGGCGGTCAACGCCATGGCGGAGACCACCCTTTACATCACCCCCCAGAGCGCGCCCGTGATGGAGCCGAAGCCCACCGCGGCCTCCGGGGCCAGCTACAGCGCCGCCAAAAAGGGCGGCCAGGACGTGGAAGTCTGAAAGGAGAACATAAATGGACGAACGAGTCAATCCCATCCGCCTGACGGACCATAAGGGCATCATCAAGGACCCGGAGGATGTGTACGAGCTGGACTTCAGCCGGGAGAGCGTGGCCTTTGCGGAGAGCAAGGGCTTTAAGGTGGAGGAGGTCCCGGTGTACCCCGTCACCCGCATCTCCGAGCTGTTCTACTACGCCTTCCGCAAGAAGCACCGCAGCGTGGCGCGGGAAAAGACGGACAAGTTCATGGACGCCTGGGGCGGGCTGCCCGAGAGCGTTTTGAAGCGGCTGATTGAGCTTTACACCCAGGCAGCCACCGCCAACAACATTCAGGTGGACGAGGACGCGGAAAAAAACGAGACGGCGACCGTGGAGATGTAACCGGCGGCCCACGGTCACTCTCAGAGCTGTTTCAGCGGGACGCGCCCTACTATCTGTCCATCGGCATGACCTTCGACCAGTACTGGTACGGGGACGTGTGGATAACGGGGCTGTTTCGGGAGGCGGACCGGCTGAGGCAGGAGCGGACGAACACGCAGGCGTGGCTTCAGGGCGTGTACGGCTACGACGCGCTGTGCTGCGCCCTGCAAAACGCATTCCGCAAAAAGAGCGACCCGCCCGCGCAGTACCCCGCCCAGCCCTATGACATCTTCCCCAAGCGGGAGACCAGGCAGGAGCGGGAGTCGCGGGAGGAACAGGAACGCCTACAGGCAAGGCTCTACATGAGCCAGATGATGCGGGCGGGAAAGAACTGGGGCGGCTGAACGCCGCCGCCAGTCCAATGGGCCGGAAGCTCCGGCCCGTTGGAGTGGAGAGATAACCGGCAAGGTGGTGAGCGCATGGCAGAGGGGAATACCGTCGATACCCTGGAAATTGAAATCGAGGCGTCGTCCAGCGAGGCGGAACAGAAGGTCAGCGCCCTTGCCGATGCGCTCAAGCGGCTGAAAAAAGAGAGCGCCGGATTCGGAAACATCTCGGAGCAGATTCGCGGCGTGGGAGAGGCCGCGGAAGACGCCGGCGCACAGACCAAAGTCCGGCGGAAAAAAGAGGCGCTGGACCGGGCGGCAGGCTCCGTCAATCCGGCCCCGGCGGCCGGCGTGGACGCGGACAAGGCCGGGGAGAAAATTGAGAGCGTAAATCAGAAGATTGAAAAGGCCCAGGCCAATATCTCCGAGCTGAACGAGCAGATCAGAATGCTGGGGTTCGCCCACGACAAAGAACAGGGCGCACAGATGATTGAACAGCTCAACCAGCAGCTCCGGGAGCAGCAGGGGATTTTAGACGGGCTGATCCGGCAGCGGGAGCACCTTTCCGCCGTGGCGGTGAACGCGGCCCAGGCCGCCGAGAAGACGCAGCGGCCCGAGGACCCCTGGGCAGGCGTCAAGGCCAAGCTCAAGGGCAGTACGCTGGGGGAGCTGGTGGGCAACGCCAAGAGCATTGACGAGGCGGTCAGCCGGATGGCGGAACTGAACGACCAAGCGGCCATCCTCAATGTAAAGCTGGACGGCTTGCAGGAGAAGCTGCGCGGGGCCTTTGAGAAGGGAAACCAGTCCCAGGTCGCCACCTACACCGCGCAGATACAAAAGCTGAAAGAACAGCTTGCGCAGTTGCAGGACGAGGCGGGCCAGGCCCAGGACTCCGGGACCGAGCTGGTGGAATCGGAGACCTCGCTGGAAAAGAAAGTAAACCTCCTGCTGCGGCTGAAGGACCATATCGTGGACGCCACAGGGGCGGCGGACGGCCTGAAAAATGTCCTGAGCGACATTGTAAAAACAAAGCTGGGCGGGATGGAAAAAAATGTAACGGCATTGATTCCAAAAGGCGCACAGTCGTCCGTCAGTGCCCTGGGCGGCGCGTTTGAGGGGCTGACCAGCAAGGCGCTGGGGTTTGTGGCCGCCCACCCGGTGATTGCGGCGGCCCTGGGCGGCGTGGTGCTGGCGGCGAAAAAGATAGGCGGCGAGATGAAAAAGCTGGGCCAGTCCGCCTTTTCTGTGGCAAAGAAAGGGCTGGAAGCGGTGGCTGGCGCGGCAAGGAACCTGGCCGCGTCGCTGAAAGACCTGCTGCGCTCCGGGCTGAACAAAATCGGCGCGGGGCTGAAGTCCATCGGGCAGGGGCTGGTTTCCAGGTTCACCCGGCCATTCAAAAATGCGCTGGACGCATTTGCCAAGTGGAAAAGCGCCATTGGCCGCATCGCCTTTTACCGGGCGGTCCGGGAGGCCATCAAGGCGGTGACCGACGGGTTCAAAATCGGCATTGAGAACCTGTACCAGTACAGCAAGCTGGTGGGCACTCAGTTCGCCCCGGCCATGAACTCCCTTGCCACCAGCGCACTGTACTTAAAGAACAGCCTGGGGGCTATGGCCGCGCCGCTCATCCAGGCGGTGGCCCCGGCCATCGACTTTCTCATTGACAAGTTTGTGGCCCTCATCAACGTGATTGGCAAGGCCTTTGCCATGCTCACGGGCAAAAGCGTCTACACCCAGGCCAAGAAGCACGCGGTGGAGTACGGCGACGCGGCCAACGCCGCGGCCAAGGCCACCCAAAAATTCCTGCTGGGCATCGACGAGCTGACCATTCTGGACAACCCCGCCGGGGGCGGCGGGGGCGCGGCCTCTGATTTCGGCTCCATGTTCGAGGAAGTGGAGATTGACCAGGATCAGTTCGACTGGGTACGCCAGATTCGGGAGGCCATTGAGAATGGCGAATGGCGGTCCGTGGGCGAGCTGGTGGCGGAAAAGCTCAACAAAGTGGTGGACGCCTGGGATTCCTACGCCTGGGGAGAAAAGCTGGGCACGCTCATCAACAACGGACTGAACGTGGCCTACGGCTTTTTGGACAAGTTCGATTTTGAGAACCTGGGTAGCAAGGTGGCCGACGGGCTGAACGGCATTTTTGACACCGTGGACTGGGATCTTCTGGGCAGGACCTTCGCCGCGGAGTGGAACGCGCTGTTCGACTTCATCTACGGCTTTGCCACGACGCTGAAATGGCACGAGATTGGGATGGACATCGCCCGGGCCATCAACGGATTTTTGGACGAGCTGGACGCCACACGGGCGGCGGAGGCGGTCTCCAAGTTCATCACCGGCCTGTTTGACACCATCAGCACCGCCATTGCGGAAACCAACTGGGGCGTTCTGGGCGCGAAGCTGGCCGAGTTTTTGAACAATGTGGACTGGTACGGGGCCATTTACGGGGCGCTGAGCATCATCACAAACGGGCTGGCCGCGCTGAAGCAGGCCATCGACTCCTTCCTGCAAGACTGGAACTGGGAGGATATGGCGCGGCAGGTCTATGAGGCGATCAACAGGGCTTGGAATGACGTGGACTGGCCCGGACTGGGGAAAACCCTGGGCAATTTGGTGGTTACGGCGCTGAAGTTCGCGGTGGAGATCATTTCCCACATCGACTGGCCGCAGATCGGACGGGACATCGGGAATTTCCTCATCGGCATTGACTGGGTTGCGGTGTTCGCGGGGCTGACCAATGTGATTGCGGCGGGCATCAACGCCGCCGTGGGCGCGCTGGGCGGGCTGATTGACACGATTGGGCCAAACATAAAGAAAATCGCCGCGGGGATTGCCCAAAAGGTCAACGAGTTCTTTGACAAGATAGACTGGGCCGAGACGGGCCGGGTGCTGAGCAAGGGGATCGAAGCCGCCCTGGACTTCATGATCGAGTTCATGCAGAAGGTGGACTGGGATTCCATCGGTAAGCACATCGCCGAGTTCCTGGAAAACATCGACTGGGACACGCTGCTGACCAAGTGGGGGCAGCTCCTGGGCGAATTTATGAGCGCCAAGATGAAAGTCATCGACGTTTCCGGGATTATGGAAGTGGGCGCGAACATCGTCAAGGGCCTTTGGGACGGCATCTGGGCCGAATTTGAGGCAGGCGGCGGCATCGGAGGATGGATTAAGCGGAATATCTTCGATCTGTTCATGTCTGCGATTAAGGGGCTGTTCGGAATCCACTCGCCGTCGGAGGTCATGAAAAATGATGTCGGGATAAATATCTCCGCCGGCATTCTCGAGGGCATCAAAGAGGGATGGCAGGGAATCATTGATTTCTTTAGCGGCGCAGTCGAAGGGCTGAGAGGCTTCATCCTGGACCCGTGGGGAACTATCACAGAGGGGCTTGGCGCAATCTGGGATGGAATAACGGGAAATGCAACAGAAAAATTTGGAAACACGAAAAACGAAATAGGAAAAGCGTGGGAAGAAACTAATACAGAAACGGACGGAAAGTGGAACTTCATCAAAAACAATCTGGAGGCTGCTTGGACGGGCATCAATACCAGCGCCGTGATACAGTTTGCGTCAGTAAAAGGAGCTGTTATCGGCGCATGGGACGGAACCAGCGTTGAAACCAATACCAAATGGAACGGCATCAGGACTGACTTGGGAACAACTTGGGGCGGAATCAATACTGACGCCGGGACGCAGTTTGGAGAGGTCAAGAAAACCATTACAAGTGCATTCAGCGAAACCAACACGGAGACCGGGCGGTTGATGGGGGAGCTGAAAGACGAAGTTCATGGAAAGTCAGAGGAAATTCAGACGCAGGCGGGCATTGATTTTGAAGGCGTCGCGGACAGCATACGACGCCCCATGGAAGACGTTATAAAGGAAGCTACAGGCTGGGGCGAGGACATCTGCAAGAGTCTTGCCGCTGGTATGCAGGGAGTCGCAAAAGGCGCGGTGGCCGGAGCGGCAACCGCCCTTGCGCAGAGCATTCGTGACCGCGTTCACTTCTCCGAGCCGGACGTGGGCCCGCTGAGCGACTTCCACACCTATATGCCCGATATGCTCAAGCTGATGGCAAGCGGGATTCGGGACAACAGCTACTTGGCGGTGAACGCCGCCAACGACCTGGCCGATTCCATGTCCCGCGCCCTGGGGAACATCGAGCCAGTGGAACCCAAGCTCTCTGCTCACGAAGATTTCTTTGCTTCTATTCAGCCCGTCTATGGTGGGGCAAATGCAGATTCAATCAATGTGTCCGGCCAGGGAGACCAAGATGCGAACAATTCTGACATCATAAACGCTATGCTTGCGATGGGGCAGCAAGTGGGCCAAATGATTGTGAACGCCATCAACGAGAACGGCGACCGGCCCATCAGTATCGACTGGGCCAAGGCCGCCGCGCAGACCACGGCCATGCAGAACCGGCGAAACATGATGTACGGAAAGTCGCTGCAAAATACCTGAGCGGCAAAGCTTCAACACTGGGGCGGCAGTTAGCCGCCGCCAGTCCAAGCCTGTGAACCAAGCGGGTTCGCGGGTTTGGACCGGCGAAAGCCAGCGCACCTTGTCAACTGAATACAGATAGCGGAGATTTTGATGATTTCAAACCTTAATGTATTAGAAAGGATGTCTTTATGAAATTTGAAGAAATGAAAGTTCTCGAAAAAAGCATTGTTCCTATCTACGAAAAGAACTGCATTGATGGGAGCAACTTCCATGAGCAAGTAGTGAATAGCCGTGAATTATGGGCGGCACTCAAAGTTAAAACTGAGTATTCACATTGGGCAAGACGCAGATTGGAAGATGTTGACGCGGCCGAAAACAGAGATTATGTGACGGTCGTCAAAAAAGACGGTCGTCAAACCCTGGTAGATTACATCGTAACAATGGACACCGCTAAAGAAATGGCGATGCTTGAACGAAGTGATATGGGGAAGATGATCCGCCGGTACTTCATTGAGGCAGAAAAGCGTTACCGAGAGATGAAAATTATCCGGGCCAGGTCTAAGGCTGAACGCCGTCTGTTCACTGACATTCTCAAAGAGGCCCTCCCGGAGAGCCCCAATAAAAAGTGGGCCTATAAGCAGTACACCGACCTGGTATATAAGCACGTGACGGGTTACAACGCGAAGCAGCTGCGGGAAATGTACGACAAACCGAAAGACTTCAATGTTCGGGAGTTGCTGACGCCCCAGCAGATGCGGGAAGTTACCCGGTATGAGAGCATCATCCAGGGACTGGTTCAGCTGGGCCAGGACTACCAAGGCGTGAAAGCGATTCTTGACAACCCAGCCGCATTCCTGCCAGAGAAAACGGCATAGCGGAAATTTAAGAAAAACAATACCCCCTCCGCGAAAACGTGGAGGGGGCACTCTTTAAGGATTAGAGGTGTATGTAACGATTGAGTTCTATCGCCCTGTTGGGAATGACTATCACGTTGTTGAATATGATGACTATGAAATTGTTGTAAATCAGGCCCATAACTTTGGATTTTAACAAAAAAGCAGCCCTCCGCTGATTTTCAGCGGAGGGCTGTTTTTTAGGCGTATACGATATAGGGATTTGGCTTAAAAGCAAGGACAAAAATATCAACAAGCCACCCAATGCCCAATAGGCCAAAGGTGAACAAATACAATATCCCCATTCCGATCTTTCCCTCATAGAATTTGTGTGCCCCAAAGACTCCCAGCAAGATACACAAGATAAGCGCAACCCACTTGTTTCTGAGACGACCGCCAGCAATCATCGCGTTTTGATTGACGTTTTGGTTGCTATTTGAATTGTTGATGACGATATTTGGTTGTCCGCCCCTTATTTCTTCTACCTGCTTTCCGCATTTCGGGCAGACAACACATTCTTTATCAATAATTTTTCCACAATATTTGCAATATTTCAGCCCATCGCGCAGAGCACCGCAATTGGGGCACTTTTCGCTGTTATCTGGAATGCTTGTACCGCACTTTTGGCAGAACACAGAAATCGCTCCCTTCATCGTATCTAATTTTAGGATAGCACCCTTCCGTTTGCATCTTTTGAAATCCCACCAGCCAGTATCATGATTCCTTCAATCAATCCCCATATAGCCACAATGAAATTTCCGAAAAACAGGCCGAATATAAAGCAAAATACAGTAATTATAACTTGTGAAACTGCTTTAAGTGTATATCCAAGGTAAAAATTATGTACTCCTAAACTTCCAAACAAAATCCCAAACAATCCTGCTGCGACTTTCGACTTAGGAGAAACATCACGCAAAGATGTCTTTTCAAGAGGAATCCCACAATTCACGCAAATCACAGCAAGCTCATCTGTCTTGTTCCCACACCGAGGGCAATATCTTTTCCCGGTTCCAGCCCGTGCACCACAACTGGCGCATATAGTTGAATTCGCGCTCAGTGTTTGCCCGCAGTTGCGACAATATCTGTAAGATTTCTGTTGCGCTTGAATCTCTTTTGCCTTGTCCCTGTTTTTCTTCCCCTGAACTAAAATTAAAACAATTATAATAATTAAGACTGGTATTAAAAGCAAAAAGATTTTAAATGCGGCAAACATGGCATTAAAAAGCTCAAAGAAAGCAAAAAATATTCCCATATCATCACCATCTTTTAAAAATCAGCAGAGGGCTTGTTGCTTTATTCTCTTAATGGGTTCCCAACGTTATCACGAAATGTCCCCATTTTTAGTCTGTAAAAATTTGGTGTGGCAATAATTGCCCACAAAATCGGTAACCCAATTATTGCGCTCAGAAAGTCAATGCTGCCTCCAATAAGTCCGCTAAAAATACCTAATATCAGAAAAACTCCAATCAAAACCCGGACGATTCCTGCCTTTACCCTTCCAACATAAAAGTACTCCAAACCAAAGAGCCCTAAAGCTCCTAACTTCCACCGCTTGAGCGCCTCATCCTTAGATTTGTCGCTTGTGCTGGTTGTATAGTTTGCCATATTCCTCACCCCAAAGGAAGAATACCACAATGAGCGCAGATTGTCCACACACGAGAGCCTTTAGTCACCAAATTATTTTATAAAATCACCTTGACATGATGATAAAATGGTGATATTATAAGTGGCGAGGAGGTGAAAACAGTGTCCCCAAAGCCAAAGGCCAACAGCGAAAGAACGAATGTATTCTTCTCGCCAGAAATCATGGAGAAACTTAGAGCGCTTGCAGAGAAAAAGGGAACTTCTGTAAGTGGGCTCATCCGAATGATTGTCCTGGAGTACCTGGAAGAAAAAAAGTAAGGGTTCCGGCAGCCCGTCAAAGCAACGCCGAAACCCTAAACCAACCCCGGAGGATTGATACCACCATTGTATCACTCCTCCCCCGTAATTGCAAGGAGGAAATGACAAAATGACCGAGATCGAGAAGATGAAGAAGTACATCGAGCGGACGAAAATGAATGTTTCACTCGCAAGCCCCTACCAAATGAGCGTCAGAGAAACGCTGGACTTGGCGAAGGGCGCAGCGGAAACGCCTGTTGACATTATCTGTCTGGCGTTCGACTATGGCTGCGCCAAAGGCTACCGTGCTGCGAAAGCAGAGGGGAGGGCGACGGCATGAGCAAAAACCTTGTTATGTCCGCCTCTAAGCTGGACGATATCATGGGGTGTCTGATTTGCTTTGGTTCCCTGTTAGAGACAATCCGCTTCGCAATGGATGATGACGACAAGATGGTAGATTCTATGTCCTACGCAAGCGACCTCTTATCCTGTATCTGCCAAGACTTCCAAGCAGACATTGACTGTGCGGAGTGTCAGGCTAAAAAGGGGGTGCCCGCATGAACGGCCTGCAAGTATTCACCTACAAGAAAAACGAGGTGGTGGACAGCCGGGAAGTGGCCCGGATGGTGGAGAAGCAACACAAGAACCTGCTTGCCGATATTCGCGGGTATATCCAGACTATGGATGATTCCACTGAGCTGAAATTTCAGCCGAGTGACTTTTTCATCCCGCACACCTACTACGACACCACGGGCCGCGCCCTTCCGTGCTACCTCCTGACCAAGAAGGGGTGCGACATGGTGGCGAACAAGATGACCGGGGAGAAGGGCGTGCTGTTCACCGCGGCCTACGTGACCGCCTTTGAGAAGATGCGGGAACATATCCAGCGCAAGCAGCTCCCGCCGGACAAGGCCGCCCTGGCCGAAGCCAAGCTGAACAACAGCAGGGCGCGGAAAGCGTCCGTCTGGCTGAAGCTGGCCCAGACGAACCCCATCCCCACGTTCCAGCAGATATGCGCCCACTACGCCAGCGCGGAGCTGACGGGCGGGGAGGCGGTGCTTCCGCTTCCGCCGGTGGCCGAGAAGACCTACAGTGCGGCTGAGGTTGGCGAGATTCTGGGCGGCGTGAGCGCAAACATGGTAGGCCGGATGGCGAACCAGCATGGGCTAAAAAGCGCGGAGTATGGCATCGAAGTATGGGACAAGTCCAAGCACAGCGCAAAGCAGATTCCCGTGTGGCGGTACAACGACCGGGCTGTAGAAAAGCTGAGAGGACTCCTGAAAGGGGGCGCGACAGCATGAAGGAGGAAAAGATAAAGCTTTATGAGCTGACCGTGAATGAAAAAGGCATTCGTATTCGCCACGCGAACCCAAACCCCATGAGCGCACAGCAGAAGTACAACCTCATTATGCTGGTGGTCTCCTTGATTGCGGCGTGTGTTCTCGTTCTCGGGTTCTTCTCGCTGCTGCAATAATTGAATCCATCGAACTCCCCGCTATCTGCATTCAGATGGCGGGGATTTTATGTTTTGGTGGTGATGAACGTGGCAATGGTGTGCAGGATAGACGGCGTGGACATTCTGCCGTATATCGCCTACGGCGGCTTCAAGTGGCAGCGCTCCGACGTGGACGGACCCGGCGCGGGGCGGGACCTCACCGGGGATCTGCGCCGGAACCGGGTGGCGACCAAGCGGAGGTTGGATATTACCTGCCGCATTCTGAAGGAAAAAGAGCTGAGCACGGTTTTGTCCCTCATCATGCCGGAGTGGGTGCAGGTGACTTACTATGACCCCCAGCAGGGGCAGGAGGTCACCCGGACGATGTACTCCAACAACAACCCCGCGGCGTTTCAGATTAAGCACCCGGACGGCACGGAGTGGTGGAGCGGCGTGACCTTCCCGCTGATTGAGAAGTAGGTGGGCCATGCAGTACAAGGTTGACATCGGCGGCGCGGCCTATCAGATGAAGGACATTCAGTCCGTGACCATAACTCAGCCGTTATTTAAGGAACTGTCAGTTGGAAATGCCTGCGTGGCGGAGCTGGAAATAAGGTTCTGGCCCAAGGGAATCATCCCGCGCATGGCGAAGATCGCGCCTTTCTGCCGGAAATGGGAGACGGAGGACTGGACGCCGCTGGGCGTGTTCTACATCGACACGCGGGAGACAAGCGGGGATTTGATGCACGTGATTGCATACGACTCCATGATGAAGTCGGAGACCATTTGGACGCCGCGAACAGGGTTTGTCTTCCCGTGCACCATGGAGGAGGCCGTCCGGGACTGCGCGGCCAGCATGGGCGTGGAGCTGGACCCGCGCAATGTGTTCCGGCCCTACACGATACCCGCCTACCCGGAGGGGGACTACTCCCGGCGGGACCTGCTGCGGGACGTGGCCGCCGCCCACGGCGGGAACTGGATTATGACGGCGGAGGATAAGCTGCTGCTGATTCCGCTGTTCTCCGCCCTGCCCCCGGAGACCCATTACCTGGTGACCGAGGGGGGCAGCGCCATCACCTTTGGAGGGACGCGGATACTGATATGAACGGAAAACATTTTCTGGGCCGGGCCGTGGCCGACTTTGAGCGGTACAGCGACGTGGGGCCTATCACGGGAGTGCAGCTCCTGGTGGACCAAAACACGGAGTATACCGCCGGGGACGCCAGCGGGTATGTTCTGACGATGCAATGCACCTTTGGGACGCAGGAGATGGCGAACAACGTCCTGTTTGCTATCCATCAAAAGAAATACCGGGGCTTTCAGGCCGGAGGAGCGTATCTTCCGCCGGACGCCGAGATGGGAGACGCTGTGACGGTGTGCGGAGTGTATTCCATGCTGGCCTACCGTAAGGTGGAATTTGGCCCTGGACATATGGCCGACATATCAGCGCCGGGAGAAAAGGAAATCACCCACGAGTACCGATACACCAGCACGTCCAAAAAGAATTTGAGCAGCGATACGGACAGTCTGCGGGCCTATTTTCAAAAGGCGCTGGGCGAAATGCAGATTGAACTCAACAGCATGAAGGGCGAGGTTCAGCGCCTGACAACGGTGCTGGAGGCCGTAACCAACGCGGTAACGCAGCTGGACTCCCGCGTCGCGGCCCTGGAAGGAGGAAAGTAAATGGCTGACAGCAATATTGGTTCTCTGCCACAGGCACAGACACTGGACGATGATTCGTTTCTTGTAGCGGAACAGCAGGGGCAGGCGGTAAAGGTTACCGGCGCACAGCTCAAGGAGTTTGGGCGGCAGGCGGTCATTGGGCAGGTGCAAGGCTATGTGGACCAGGCGGAAGCGGCGGCTAATCGGGCTGCGGACGCGGTGAGCGCCGTCACCGATATGACGGTGGAGGCGGCCACGCTGCCCAGCGGGCAGAGCGCCACGGTCACCAAAAGCACCAAAAACGGAAAAGTCAACCTGGCCTTTGGGCTGCCACGCGGGGAGCAGGGCGTACCTGGCCTCGATGGTGAGACCGGCCCCAGAGGGCCCCAGGGGCCCCCGGGAAAGGGCCTTACCATCCTGGGCTACTATGACACAGAATGGGCGCTGCGCGCCGCTGTGCCCTTACCAAGCGCCGGGGACGCATACGGCGTGGGGACTGCGGCCCCTTATGACATCTACGTGTACGACGGGGTGAAAGGGGACTGGGTGAACAACGGACCCCTGTCCGGCGGCGGGGGAGGCGGGCCGCTGCCCGAGAACGTGGTCACGGCGGAGGGCGGGGCGTCGCTGGAGTTCCCGCTGATTCTGGGGGACGGTCCGCACACGGTCCGATTTGATGAGGAGGAGGAAGCGCCGCTCAACGCGGACGATATCGTCTACAGCGGGGAGGAGTCGGTAAAGGACGCAATCGACGGTTTAAAAGCCTCTGTCAGTGATGGGAAAGCCCTGGTCGCGTCCGCCATCACTGACAAGGGAGTTCCCACGGCCCAGGACGCGACCTTCGCCCAGATGGCGGACAACATCGGCCAGATCAGCGGCGGGAGCGACACCTCCGACGCCACGGCCACCTCCTTTGACATCCTCTCGCCCAAGACGGCCTATACCGCCGCGGGAAAGGTGGAGGGGGCAATTCCCACCCTCCTGGGCCAAAGCATTATGCCGGGGACGGCGGATAAAATAATTTCCGGCGGCCAGTATTTGGGCGGCGACCAGGTGATTAAGGGAGACGGAAACCTGTCTTCCGGCAACATCAAAAAGGGCGTTACCCTGTTTGGAGTGGAGGGAGCGCTGGAATCCACGTTCCAGGCCGTTTTGACGGTGACGGCGGACGCAGGCGCGGTGGTTACAGCGAAACACACGGACGGAATAGAGGTTTCCGCTTTGTCCCAGACTGGGACGGTGGTTCTCGACCTGCCTAAAGAGGGCACGTGGACGGTGAGCGCGGTGCGGGGCGCGGCGCAGTATAACACAGTTACCATTGAGGTGACATCGCAGTACAATGCGTCGCTGACGGCGGAGGTGCATATTGAGTTTGTGGCGAATATTACGCCGCTGAGTGTGGCGCGGTCCAGCCTTGCAGCCGCGTCAAATGGAATGTATACGCTGTTTGGCGGGGGATACGATAGCGGAAGCGGATACGGGCCAGGAAATTACAAGCCAAACGTAGATGTATATAATATGAATTTGACCCATAGTACAGCGGGCGACTTAACAACTCGGGCGTCCAATCTCGCCGCAACCGTAATTGGAGGTTATATTTTGTTCGGCGGAGGGTTGGGAGGAGAGTTCAGTGCGCTTGGTGGAACACCAAAGTTTCTTGGATTCGTCAGTGCGTATGATGAAAATTTGGTTCGATCTATGCCGGCAGATTTAAGCGAGGCAAGGGGCAGCCTTGCGGCGGCCACAGTAGGAAACCACGCCCTGTTCGGCGGTGGAAGTGGCAATACAAGTACGCTCAATATTGTGGACGCTTATAATGATGATTTGTCCAGGTCTTCTCCATCATCTGGACTTATTTCCCCGTCTTCCTATCTTGCGGCTGCGTCTAACGATTCCTATGTTGTATTCGGCGGGGGATCAGCGGTCAACGTCACCGCATATAACTCCGCGTTGACGCGGACTCTGCCGGTTAGCTTGGTGGAAGAACGGAAAGACCTTTCAGCTGTGCGGGCAGGGAATTATGTATTATTTGCTGGCGGGGCAAACGGATCTAAGACTTGTGATACCGTGGAGGCATATGATATGTTTTTGACCCGAACGCTCCCGGAGCCTTTGAACAGCCCACGCAAGTTTATGGCCAGTACAACGCTGAACGGATTTGCGATACTCTCTGGGTCATATGAAGGGACAACCGGGGACATATACGATGCTTATCTCGTCAGGACATCGCTGGATAATATGCAAAATTACTCAAGTTCTGCTGCGGCCCCTATAGGAAATTACGCCCTGCTCGGGGGTGGCATCAATGGTGTTGCTTTCGACACGGTAGCCGCTTACCGCTATGTATAGGAGATGAGATAATGGCAATTTGTGTAGATGGCATAAAGGTCGCCGGGTTCGGCGGACGGCGCGGACCTCCCGGCCCACAAGGGGAGCGAGGCCCCATCGGTCCGCAGGGCGAACAAGGCAAGATTGGGCCGCCCGGACCCCAGGGAGAACAGGGGACGCGTGGGGAGGCTGGGCCGCAGGGACCGCCAGGAGAACGGGGCGAGGGCGTTCCGTCCGGCGGGGCAGCGGGACAAGTACTTACTAAGACGGAAAGCGGAGCCTCATGGGAGGACCCGCCCGGCAGCGTGGAAAGTTTTAATGGACGCGCGGGGGCGGTGGTCCCGCAGAGCGGGGACTATACGGCGGAGATGGTGGGGGCGCGGCCCGACACCTGGACGCCGACGGCGGCAGAGGTGGGCGCGGTGCCCGCCGGGTCAGTCTCCGCCATCCAGGCGCTGACCCAGGCGGAGTACGACGCGCTGGCCACGAAGGACGCCACCACGATATATCTCATCGCGGGGTGACGCCATGCTTAAACTGGGAGAACAGGAAATCAAGGGCCTGTATTTGGGGGAACAGAAGATTCAAAAGGCGTACCTGGGGGACAAGCTGGTGTTTGGGGCGGAGAAAAAACCGTCCCGGCTGCCGGAGGGGTATACGGAGGTGGAGTATATCCAGTCAAGCGGAGGGGCTTGCATCAACACAAATATTAGCCCATATTCCTTTTACATTATGGATATGGACGTGGAGATACTGGAGACGACTTCTACATACAGTCGATATGTTTTTTACGCTTATTATCAAAAAACGAGCACAAGCAAGTATTTTTGCCACCTTTATGTAAAAACGAGCGGTGGATTTGTGGGGCTTCTTGGAAACTACAGCTCGGCCCCAAACTACACGGTAAGTTCAGATTCTACTCCAAGGAAGACCAAAATTTCTATTAACAGATCAACAAAGCAATTTTTTGTTGGAAGCGACAAATATACTTATACAAATGGAACAATGGTTTCCGCTGTCCCTGGAATTAAATTGCTTAATTCATCCCTTACAAGCGCCACCAGCGGCCTTGATGCCAAGCTGTACTCCGTAAAGGCTGATAAGAACGGCACCCCTGTGGCCGACCTTGTTCCCTGCATCAACCCATCCGGCGCGGTTGGCCTTTACGACCTGGTGGGCGCGAAGTTCTACGGCAACGCCGGCACAGGCAAACTTACCGCAGGTCCCGCCGTTTAAATTCCGCACAATATGAAAGGAGCACATATCATGTCACACTACCAAATCTGGAACAAAACCGACGACATCATCACCCCCAGCGGGAAGCAGTTCACTGCCACAGAATGGGCCAATATGTATCCGTGGGCCAAAATTCAAGGCGTAAAGATGATTATCACCACGCCGCCCATTAACGGCGGGTGCGCCATGGAGTTTGAGGCGTATAAGGAATCTTTCATCCGCCGGGGCGCGAATATCACCGACGCAATGACGGACGACGAGGTTCTGGCCGCCATTGAGGATTTTGAGAACAATCCCCCGGACCCCGGCCCCAGCGTGGAGGAACGCACTGCCGCTGCGCTGGAATTCCTGGCCATGAGCAGCCTGCCCGACGATACCGAAACCGTATAAGGAGGAAACTGTATGAACTTCGAAACCATCAAGAGAAACTACGAGCGCAAGCTGTGGAGCAAGGCCCAGGTGAAGGTTGCTGTAAAGAAGGGCGTTATCACCAGGACCGAATACAGGGAAATCACGGGGGAAGCGTACGTATGATTAGCGTAACCACAAACTCAGGTTCCGCTATCTGGGACATTCGGGGAAAGTCCACCGATGAGAAGCCAACAGAAGGAGTGCCCAATGGAAGTACGTTTTACGTCATGGACGCGGCGGAGCTCGGTCTTGACGCCACTCTGTATATGTTCGATTCGGACGAAAAGAAATGGTGGAAGCAATAAGGGGGGCTGGTCATGGCATTTGACCCAATTTCCCTTGCGCTGAGCAAGGATTACACAAAGGAAACGGCTGAAGGGATGGGCGCAGTCAAGGGTGAAAAAGGCGATCCGGGAGACCAGGGGCCGCCCGGAAAAGACGGAATGGGCGTTCCCCCAGGCGGAACCGTCGGGCAGATGCTCATGAAAGCATCTGATGCCGATTATGATGCGAGATGGGAAGACCCGACTTGCGCAACGATGGACCAGGTCAACGATGCAATTAACGCCTCTATCACAGGCGCGATAAAGAAGGTGTATTATGGCACTTGAAGCGCTGTTTAACGCCATCGCCGCCGCCATCCACGAGAAAGACGGGAAAACGGATGGGATTGCAGCGGAAGACTTTCCCGCACGGATACTGGCCATTCCTGCCGGCATTGAAGGGCCGCACTTAGAGTCCATTGAAATTGCAGAACCGCCACTAAAAACGATATACACCGCTGGGGAAGAATTTGATCCTTCCGATATGTCAGTTTATGCAAACTTTTCAGACGGAAATGTTCTGCATATTGACCACGCAAACCTGACTTTTGACCCAACAGGACCACTTGAGAAAGGAACATCGGCCATAACGGTCAATTTCCAGTGGGGGCTAAAAATGGTGTCGGCCTCTCAACCAATACTGGTATGGTGGAGCCCGCATATGACAGATAACGCTAAGCCAGCGCCATATGTTGCGAGCGCAGATGCGGAATACACTGATTCTACTGGGAACGTGTATTATGCATACAAGGCATTTGACGGTTCAATATCTGGAACAAGAGGGCAATACTGGTATTCTGCTGCGCGATCTGGACGTTTCGTTCAGTTGTACTTCGGCGATGCAGTTGCCATAACTGGAATACGAATGTTTCCTGCGGAAACCGCTGCGGCGTATTTCCCTAAGATGGTGACAGTTCAAGTTTCCGAAGATGGAAATGAATGGGCTACGGTTATTGACAATTCTGGAGAGGGTTACAGCCCAGAAAGTAAACGCTGGCGGGAAATCATATTTGCATCTTCGGTCTCGTGCCGCTATTGCAAACTGCTTTGTGGGGCGGCATACAACGGACAAGACCAATCCACTATCAGTGAAATAGAATTTTTGTAAAGGAATGATATCAATGCCTGAAAAAGAACGCACCATGAAATGCCCATTCCGTAAAGAGGAAAACGGGGAGTTCGCAGACTGCTATGGTAGCCGGTGTCTGGCGTACTATGAGTTTTCGTCCGCCGTTCCGTTTTCGCCAACAAAAGAGCCGGAGACAATCCGCACGTGCCGAATGATGGGCGTGACATACTCGCCACCGCTTATCACGGGCTGCGGCTGTTAAAGGAGGGATTTTGGTATGCCTGAAAACTGCAACCCCAAAGACTGCCCGGTGTCCACGAGGGTGGACGCCTTGGAAAAGGAGTTCAACCGCTACCGGGAAAATTCGTCCGACACCCACCGGCAGATGTTTGAGCGTATTGGAGCGCTGGAGCAAAATGGGGCTTCCGTCAACACGAAGCTGGACAGCATCGATGAGAAGCTGGACGAGCTGAACGCCACAGCCAAAGAATTGGCCGAAAAGCCTGCCAAGCGATGGGAAAGCCTGGTTGGGTATGCCCTGAGCGCCCTGGTGGGCGCGTTCCTGGTGTGGCTGGCGGCGGGGATGCCGGGGGTGGGCAAGTGAAGCGCGTCACCCGGTGGCTGTTCGTCACCACGCAGCTGGCCGCCTTGGTGTGGGTGAGCACGTCCTATCTTATCGCCATGTACGCTACGGTAAAGCTTGGACAGCCCTTTCCTGTGGTGGAACTGAGCCAGCAGGCCATTACCACCATCCTGGGCGTGAACGTCCTGAAGGTGGTGGAGAACGTTTTTGAGCACAACGACGGTGTCCTATTCGGACACACAAAGGAAAGCGAGGGTACATAATGGAAACTATTTACAAGCGCTTGGGCAACCTGCTCAGCGTGAAGTCCCTGGTCACCCTGGCACTCACGGTGGTGTTCGCCGTGATGACGGTGCGTCAGGCCATCAGCCAGGACTTCATGACGGTGTACGCCGTGGTGATCGCGTTCTACTTCGGCACCCAGAGCCAGAAGGTGCAGGACGCTATGGAGCTGAGCCTATGACGGCTCCGGAACGGGTCATCGCCACTGCGGAGGATCAGGTGGGCTACTTGGGCAAGAAGACCAACGCCGCCCTGGACGACCCAGGGGCCAACGCTGGCGGGCTGTGGAACAGGTTCGCCCGTGATCTGGACGCCCTGGGGGACTTCTACAATGGACGGAAAAACGGCTACGACTGGTGCGACGTGTTTGTGGAC